CTCAAGCCTTTTTCCCTGTATTAGTTGAGGCTCATTTCTATGACCTATATTTATACGTTGATTATGATTTTTGGAATACAAACAACAGCTTTTGGAACTTGTATGATATTTTATGGCAAATAGACGGTAATTACAAAGAAGACATTTTTAGAGATAGAATTTTTTGTACAGACCAAGACATTGACCAACTAAACGACAATGACCATTACGAATTAAACAAAGGTCAATTCACTACATACAAAGGATTTGATAATACCTATACAGTACGATGAAAAAAACACAATTGAGAAACGATAAAGGACAGTTTAAAAAAGCCTCAAAAGAATCCGCTTATAGCTTTGTAAATTTAAGCACATATACAAGCCCTGAAATCAAAGAGGTAAAAGGTGAGGATTACATTGAATATGGTGCGGATAACAATTACTTTCAATATCTCCTAGATAGATTTAATGGAAGTCCAACTAATAACGCTGCAATTAACGGAATAAGTCAAGCTATTTATGGAAAAGGGTTAAACGCTACGGATTCAAGTAGTAAACCTAATGAGTATGCTCAGATGATTTCTTTGTTTAAAAAAGATGTAGTCAGAAAATTGTGTTATGACCTGAAATTAATGGGGCAATGTGCTATGCAGGTTATTTATTCTAAGGACAGAAAAAGTATTGCACAAGTAGAGCATATGCCTATTGAAACATTAAGAGCGGAAAAGGCTAATGAAGAAGGTGAAATACCAGCTTATTATTATTTTAAGGATTGGCCTAATGTTAAAAGAAGCGATACACCTCTTAGAATACCTGCTTATGGTATGTCAAACGAAAATATCGAGATATATTACATCAAACCATATAAATCAGGCTTTTATTATTATAGTCCTGTTGATTATCAAGGTGGGTTGCAGTACGCTGAATTAGAAGAAGAGGTTTCAAACTATCACCTCAACAACATACTAAACGGCTTAAGTCCTAGTATGATGATTTCTTTTAATAACGGTGTCCCTAATCAAGAAGAACGTAAATTAATTGAAAATAAAATAGCTTCTAAATTCAGCGGCAGCAGCAACAGTGGTAAATTCATTTTAAATTTTAATGAATCTAAAGAACAAGAATCAACAATAACACCAATACAATTAAGTGATGCTCATAATCAGTATCAATTTTTGTCAGAGGAAGCAACTTCTAAAATACAGGTTGCACATAGAATAGTATCACCGTTTTTATTAGGTATTAGAACGTCTTCAGGTTTTTCAAGTAATGCTGACGAAATAAAGACAGCATCTCTATTGATGGATAACACCGTTATTAGACCGTTTCAGGAACTTTTAATAGATTCCTTTGATAGGATACTATCTTACAACGATATCTCCTTAAACCTATACTTTACGACCTTACAGCCCCTAGAATTTACAGAGGTTGATAGCGCGATACAAGACAAAGAAACTATTGAAGAAGAAACTGGTGTTGAAATGCAAAAGTTTTCTTTTAAGATGATTGATGGAACTGAAGCCTACGAAACAATTGAACAGGCTGAAGCTAAAGCAAAAGAGCAAGGCTGCGAAGGGCATCACGAAATGGAAATTGATGGCGTTGTTTACTTTATGCCTTGTAAGACACACCCTGAAAAATTATCAAAAGACAACACTGAGGTATTACTGGGTGCGTTAGGTAAATCAGGAACTCAAATGGGTGACGAATGGGTTGTGGTTGATGAACTAGACGAAAGTTCAGAATATAGCAACGAAGACTGGGCTGCTTATCTAATAAATGAAAAAGCAGAAACAACACTTTCAAAAATTAAAACTCTTGTAGGGTTAAAAGATTTTGTAACCTCAAAAGCTGACGGCTCTGCTTATAGTGATTTAGACTCTAAAAACGGTTTATACAAAATCAGATACAAGTACGCTAGAGGAATGAGCAAAACAGGTAAGTCTAGAGACTTCTGTGAAAATATGATGTCAATGAGCAGCGCGGGAACGGTATGGCGTATTGAGGATATTGACAAGGCTAGTAATTTTGAAGATGTTAATGTAGAATTTAGACATAAGCCTAGCATTCGATACAACATCTTTGAATTAAAAGGAGGTATCTATTGTCAACATAAATGGGTAAGGGTTTTATATAGGCTTGAAAGCAAAACTGAGGCATCTAAAAACCTTAAGAACTACAAGAAAACTAGAACCATACCTGCATATGCTTTAAGAAACCCTAGAGGCTCTAAAAAAGCAGCAATAGCAACAGACAAACAATCAGGCAGAGGAGCTTACCCAAAATAATTAGACAATGGCAACAGTATTATTTATAAACAGAACCGACCTTGTTCGCAACTCTATCATTGATGGGAATGTTGATACGGATAAGTATCTGCAATTTATCAAATTGGCTCAGGAAATTCATATTCAAAACTACTTGGGTACAAAAATGTATGAAGGTTTAACAGCAGCATTAGTAGATGGCATTGACAAAGCTGCTAACGCACGTTGGAAACTACTCTTAGACGATTATGTTGTTTCTATGTTAATTTGGTTTGCTCAAGTTGACTATATACCTTTTGCTAGTTATCAGATACGCAACGGAGGTATGTTTAAACACCGCTCAGAGAACGCTGACACCGTTTCAAAGGATGAAGTAGACTATCTAGTGGAAAAGGCAAGAACGAACGCTGAATGGTACTCTAGAAGGTTTATTGACTATATGTCTTTTAACCAAACATTATTCCCTGAGTACACGAGCAATATAAACGATGATATTTATCCGTCTTATGACGCAACATTCAACGGATGGGTGCTGTAAAGTATAAAGTAAAGAAAATAAACATCCAAAAGCTCAAGGTCTTTTTAAAAAAGATTGAAACTAATAAAACAAAAAAATCAACGAATGGCAACTCTATTTAATACCAAAATCTCTGCAACGTATACTGGCCTTTTTAAGACTATTGACAATGCTGTTCTTTCAGCTTCTTTAAAAGAGCTTACTGATGGGTCTGGTAATCAATCAGGCTTATTCCTAAACACGGCAGGTGACTTTAAGGTTACAAGCGTACTAGAATGGGGTTCATTAAAAGACACAGGAACAGGGGTTACAATTACCCAGTTTGTAACGGCAGCAAATGGCATTGAGAATTTTAATAATGACACCACGTTACCGACCAGCGCAGCGGTTAAATTGTATGTTGATACTAAATTTGCAATTACCGATACTTTGACTGAGGTCTTGGGCTTTGGAAACACTACAAGCGGAAAAGATATTGCAGTAAGTGCAGGAGATGACATTACGTTTACTGATACATCAAAAGCTATATTCGGTGTAGGAAGTGATTTACAGATTTATCACAATGGCTCTGATAGTTTTATTCAAAATACAGGTAACGATTTAAAGGTCTCTTCTAATATAATTACATTCCAAAAACCAGGACTAAGCGAATTTATGGCTAATTTCTATGCGGATGGGGCTAATGAATTTTTCTTTGATGGAAGTAAAAAAATAGAAACAGTTACAGATGGCGCAAAGGTAACTGGAAATCTTGTTGTGACAGGCTCCATTACAGGCACTTCAGGAAGTTTCTTGCCACTAGCAGGTGGAATAATGACTGGTAATATTATTTTAAACGATAATGTTAAAACACTTTATGGAACAAGTGGCGATTTTGAATTGTATTATAATGGAACTGATGCTTATTTAGATAATTATAATGGTAATATAAATATTGTTAATCGTTCAAATGACAAAGACATTAGATTTCAAACGGATAATGGCGCTGGTGGAATTACTACGTATTTTACTATTGATGGACTTAATGAGATAAATCAATTTAGTAAAAACGTATCACTACCTGATAATATTATAGCCAAGTTTGGTAATTCTTCAGACCTTCAAATATACCACGACGGTTCTAACTCATATATAAAAGATAGTGGTACAGGAAATTTAATTGTAAATGCTACTAATTTTGTTGTAAATAATTCAGCCGATACTCAAAATATGATTATTGCAGTTGATGGTGGTGCTACTACCCTTTTCTGCGCAGGTGTTGGTAGATTAGCAACTACAAGTACAGGGGTTGCTGTTACAGGAAACTTAGAAGTCACAGGCACCATAACTGGAGCAGGTGGTTCTTTTTTAAGATTGGACGGCGGAACAATGACTGGCAACACTATCCACAACGATAATGTTAAAAGCATATACGGAACGGCTTCTGATGGTCTTGAGATATTTCACGATGGTTCAAATTCGTTTATTAAAGATACAGGAACAGGTTTTTTAGTAATTAAAACAGGAACAACAG